TCATCAACTCCTGCACCTTGTAGGAAAATGATTAAAGACGGTCTGAAGGTCATTATGAGTGGTACTGAGGATGAGATGATCGACTATATTGAAAATTGTAGAAAAGAGTTTAGATCTCTTCCACCAGAAGAAATATCTTTTCCAAGATCAGTTTCTAATGTGACCAAGTATAAGGGAACTCATAACATATATGAGAAAGGAACACCGATGCATGTTCGTGGTGCATTACTTTTCAATCATTATGTTAAGGAAAGAAAACTGGATAAGAAATATGCATACATACAAAACGGTGAGAAGATCAAGTTCTGTTATTTGAAGAATCCTAATCCTACAAGAGAGAATGTTATTTCTTTCATTCAGGATTTTCCAAAGGAACTTGACTTAGTTAGATTTGTTGATTATGAGACACAATTTAATAAAGCATTTTTAGATCCTGTGAAAGCAATTCTTAATGCTATTGGTTGGTCTGATGAGAAGAAAATTACGTTGGAGAGTTTCTTTGGATGAGATATACTGTTCTATATTCGGATTATGCTTCTACTCTTTTATGTGGACCTATAGCAAAGCGTAAAGAATTTGAAGATCATGATAATGCAAAATGGTTTGCAAAAAAGATGAAAAAGTGCTATGATTGGGTCATCTGTGTAGAATCTAGGAATCTTAATGGAACTACCAATTGACGATAAAGAACTTGATTACATTGTTCTTGCATTGTGGAAATGTCGTAAGAATGCAGGTGAACCTCAATGTAAGGAATTATATGAGAAGTTGAGACTTGTAAAGGAAGTTAGGGATGAAAATCTTGATGGTCCTTATAAGAAGATACTTCGTGAACAACATGGAATGGTAATCTAATGAATTGTTGGCACTGTCAGACCGAACTTATATGGGGTGGTGATTCTGATTTAGAAGGTATCACTGACGAGTATAGTATGGTAACAAATTTACATTGTCCTGAATGTGAATCATACGTTGAAGTTTATTACAAAGAAAAAGATTAATTATGGATTTTTTAAAAAGCATAGTAAAAGAAATCGGTGATGACTACACCCAACTCGCAGCAGACATCAACGAAGAAGAAGAATTTATCGATACAGGATCGTACATCTTTAATGCAATGGTTAGCGGTTCCATTTATGGTGGCGTATCTGGCAATAAGATTACTGCCATCGCTGGTGAGTCTAGTACTGGTAAAACTTTCTTTTCCCTCGCAGTTGTCAAGAATTTTCTGGACAATAATCCTGACGGTTACTGTCTTTATTTCGATACTGAAGCTGCTGTTAATAAAGGATTACTTCAGTCTCGTGGTATAGATTTGAAGAGATTAGTTGTTGTAAACGTAGTTACTATAGAAGATTTTAGACAGAAGGCATTAAAAGCAGTTGATATATATCTAAATACTCCAACAGAGGATCGCAAACCTTGCATGTTTGTGTTAGACTCACTGGGTATGCTTTCCACTGAGAAAGAAATAACTGATGCACTGAACGAAAAGCAGGTTCGGGATATGACCAAATCCCAACTTGTTAAAGGTGCTTTTAGGATGTTAACCCTAAAACTTGGTCAAGCAAAAATTCCACTCATAGTTACAAATCACACCTACGATGTCATTGGATCTTATGTCCCTACTAAAGAAATGGGAGGAGGCTCTGGTCTCAAATATGCCTCGTCTACGATCATTTATCTCTCAAAGAAAAAGGAAAAGAGTGAGAAAGAAGTTGTTGGTAACATTATTAAAGCTAAGACGGTCAAGTCCAGACTTAGTAAAGAAAATAAAGAAGTAGAGATTCGTCTTTACTATGATGATCGTGGTCTAGATAGATATTACGGTCTCCTTGAATTAGGAGAGATTGGAGGGTTGTGGCAAAATAAAGCAGGTAGATATGAGATGAATGGAAAGAAGGTATTTGCTAAACAGATACTTTCTGACCCCGAAACTTATTTTACTCCAGAAGTAATGCAAGCTCTTGATGAGATTGCAAAAAATCATTTTAGTTATGGTAGTTAGATGGACAGTGTTGAACTAACAATTCTTAGAAATTTACTACACAATGATGAATACTCTAGAAAAGTATTACCCTTTATTAATAAGGAATACTATGAGAATTATCATGAGAAAATTATCTTTGAGGAGATATCTAAGTTTATTGTAAAATATAATAATCTTCCTACAAAGGAAACTTTGATTATTGAATCAGAGAAAAGAACTGATATTGCTGAAGATACATTTAAGCAGATATGTGAATATGTTAGTCTTCTAGATGATGTTCCTAGTGATCAACAATGGTTACTTGATACTACAGAGAAATGGTGTAAAGATCGTGCTATCTATCTTGCATTAGTTGAGTCTATTAGTATTGCTGATGGTAATAATGAGAAGAAAACACAAGATGCTATTCCATCTATTTTATCTGACGCATTAGCAGTCAGTTTTGATAATCAAGTAGGTCATGATTATCTACATGATTACGAAGAAAGGTATGAATTCTATCACAAGAAAGAAGAAACGATCCCGTTCGATCTCGAATTCTTTAATAAAATTACGAAAGGAGGTCTACCGAATAAGACTCTCAACATTGCTCTTGCTGGCACAGGGGTTGGAAAGTCTTTATTCATGTGTCATGTGGCTAGCTCAAGTTTATTCCAAGGAAAAAACGTACTCTACATCACTCTCGAAATGGCAGAGGAGAAAATTGCGGAGAGGATTGATGCTAATTTACTTAATGTCAATATACAAGAAATAAGTAAACTTCCTCAAGTAATGTTTGAGAATAAGGTAACTAACCTTGCAAAGAAGACTCAGGGATCTTTAATTATAAAAGAGTATCCTACTGCATCTGCACATAGTGGACATTTTAGATCTCTTTTAAATGAATTGGCATTGAAAAAATCATTCAGACCTGATATAATATTCATAGACTATCTTAATATTTGTGCATCATCCAGATACAAAGCAAACGGAAACGTCAATTCGTACTCCTACATCAAAGCAATCGCAGAAGAACTACGGGGTCTCGCAGTTGAGGCGAACGTTCCGATTGTATCTGCCACTCAAACTACTCGTAGCGGTTATGGTAATAGTGATGTTGACCTCACTGACACCTCTGAATCTTTTGGACTCCCTGCTACTGCTGACCTTATGTTTGCCCTTATTTCTACAGAAGAGTTGGAGGGGTTAAATCAAATAATGGTAAAGCAATTAAAGAATAGATATAATGATCCTACTATGAATAAGAGATTTGTGGTTGGTATTGATCGTGCTAAGATGAAATTGTATGATTGTGAACAGTCTGCTCAAGACGATATAGTTGACAGTGGACAAGAAGAAGAGTATAATAATACACAAGATAAAATAAAGAACAAATTTGCTGCGTTGAAATTCTAATGACTAAACAAGTTGATTTTGATAAGTATTCCAAGTTTGTGGATGCTGTTACATCTGATGAATCTAAAGACTTTCTTGCATTGTCAGATCGTCTGGTAATGTTAGATGAGAAAGGTGCTAATATTGAAAGACTCCTTACTGCTGGTGTTGGATTAAATGCTGAAGCAGGTGAGTTCCTTGAGATTGTTAAGAAGATGATCTTTCAAGGAAAACCTTGGGATGAAGCAAATAGAGAACATCTTATTATTGAATTGGGTGATGTGATATGGTATGCAGCAAATGCATGTATGGCACTTGGTATATCTTTTGAAGATGTTGTAGCTCGTAATGTGACTAAATTAGAGAAGAGGTATCCAGGTGGTCAATTCGATGTTTACTACTCAGAACACAGAGAAGAAGGGGATCTATAAAAAGATTGTTGAATTATTAAAAAAACTTTGGGATGCTGGAATGGGTAAACCATAACAGAGATAAATAAAAAGAAAGTGTCTTTATAGTTCAATGGATCTTAAGGAAGTTGTATCTGCCTATTACTCAATATATGAGGGCAAGAAAAAGGATGATGAGAAACCTAAGAAGTGGTTTGATGATGATGGTGATGGAGAAGGGTATGAAGAAGGTGAAGTAGATGGTAAGTTTGACAAGAAGAAAAAGAAAAAGAAAGATGATGAGGATGATGTAAAGGAAGCAATTGATTTTGCTGCTGATTACTTCTTGGAAGAAGGTATCGAAGAGGAAGAATTAGATGTCATTATCGAAGATGTAGGACTTGATGATTTTGTAGAGTTTGTTAATGAAGAGAGAGCAGCAAGAAAGGCAAGAGCAAGTGCTCCATCATATAAGAAAGTAAAAGCAGCAGTAGATGCTAGTGATGCTGCTAAGAAGAAAGCAGGTAAGGGTGAATACTCTGCTGCATATAAGAAGAAAGAAACTGATGTAA